GTTAAATTGATCACTTATGGTGATGATAACATTGGTTCAGTTTCTGACAAGTTACCAGATTTTGGCATTGATACCGTGTCAGCATTTCTTGCTGAGTATGGTCAGACTTATACAATGCCAGATAAGGAGTCAAAACTTGAGAGGTATTTACCTCCTGAACTGATTGAGTTTCTTAAGAGAAAGAGTGTTTATCACCATGATTTGGGATGTTCGGTAGGTGCATTAAGTGAAACATCATGTTTTAAAATGTTGCATTGTTTTCTTCGATCAAAGAGCTCGCCTTTAAGTGAGGAGCTTGCATGTGGTCTGAATATTGATACTGCATTGCGTGAGTGGTTTAATCATGGTCGGGATATTTATGAAATGCGTAGGTCGCAGTTGAAAGAAGTAGCCCGACTTGGTGATATAACTGTCTTCTGTAATGAACTTGATATTAGTTATGATGAACGTGTCAAGATTTGGAGACATGTTTATTTGCACGAGGATCTTGATGTCGTATCCGAGGATGCTGTGATTAGCGAAATGTGTAGGCACATTGGCGTTGACAATGCCCAGTTGTAGCTCTGGGCGCTCTGCAAATCAAAAGCTTAAATCCAGTTGGAGATCTGGATTCTACGGAGTAGCAAAAATCCCGTATGTATATGGTTACCAAGTAATTGAAGTTCCGCAATCTTTTCATGTTACTTAGGCTTTACGTTCGTAGGCATACTACCCTTAGTATACCTCTATTTAGAGGGGGTTTCGCCAGCCAAAAGATGCAAATTACTTCCACAATAAGTCTTGTGTTAGTTCTTATACCGACTTAACAATATACAATTATTTTTACAAAGTTTTACTCATGGAGGTTTTGCTAACCTTTATGTTTTATCCGAAGCATGTAGTCAGTCTATGGATGTAGACATGACTAATTTCGTTCTTCAATCTGCTGAGATTACAGAGGGCACGATAGGATTAGGTAATTCGGAAATATCCACACAAAATGTGGCTTTCTCCGATCCTGTATCTCCTTATTCCTACGATTTGTCTAGCCCAAATGATCCCACACGGCATGTTCAAGATTCTGATGATAATACTCTTGATAATTTCTTTTCTCGT